GACGGAAGGGTGTAAATCTTATGGTCCAATTCGACACCCATAGACTGCCACTGTGCCCTGTACTGCGAAGTCGCACTCGATGCCGGTGCGACATAGAAAATCTCGCCAATTCCCGGTCCGAGACCCGTTACGGTCATTATCCAACTAATCAAACTTGGATCTAAGTTTCTTCTTTTAATCATTTTCTTTTCCTTTCAGTTCGCCCCCGCTCATGCGGGATACTTGAAATGGCCGCCGGTGGCTGGGGATTATGTACTCGGGGAGGTAAGCCGAGTCGGGGATTACTCCACCAGCGGCCCCGGGGTTAATATCGCCTCAAATAGTCAATCGCACTCTGGAGAAGAGAAGGATCGTCTCGAAAATTACCAAGTCCAGCATTGCATTGGGTACAAAGTAAACCCCGCACCTTTTCTGTTTTGTGGTCATGGTCAACGATGAAATTCTTTTTCCTTCCATTTTCGGTTCTACCACAAATCGCGCATCCGCCATTTTGGGTTTGGAGAAGTTCATCGTATTTTTCAATCGTGATCCCATATTTACTCAAGATTCTCTTCCTCTGCATCTCGGGATGGTTTCGCTGATACTCCCGCGCATACTGTCTATTTTTCTCAAGATTTGCAGGATCGCTTAAAAACTTACGTTTTCGCTCTTTGATTTTTTCTTTGTTCTGGATTCGGTAAAGACGTGCTTCCTCTTTGAGTTTTTCTTTATTCGTATCTCTCCAAGTCTTTTGGCAAGTCTTACATTCGGGTCTGTATTTGCTTGGGCCTGCTCCTTTGGATTTGTCTGCAACGAATTCAGAAACGGGCTTTTCAAGGCCGCAAACCTTACAGCGCTTAACTTCAACCTCGCCATAGGTATATTTTTTCCTATAGGGTGCGATCGTTTTTGCGTAACGATCCCGGTTGTAGGCAAGGCGGCAAGTTTTGCATTTATGATCTTTACCTTTTCCTCGATCAAAGAACTTTTCCGGGTTTTTTTCTTCCCCACAAGTTGAGCACTTTTTGATATCCATGTGTTAGACCTCCTTTAGGTTTTTCTGAATCTAACACATGGGGCTTAATTTGTCAAGGAATAAATACCACTTTTCGTTACTTATTGGTATTTATTTTTCAAAGAGCCTGTAAGTTATTGATATTGTATCAATAAACTGTTGGTTCCACTAAGTCCTTAAGGACAGTAAGACTGTTCCTATTCTCAACACCGAGTTGAGTATAAATTCTGAGGAATAAATCCCACTCGTCAAATCCTGCCCGTCTGTGCATCTGGTCGCCGTCGAGGTTGCCCCAGCCGAGGGGCGTGAGCTCATATTTCTTGATCACGTCACCCGGATCGAAGTACAGCTTGTTTTTCTGGGTCAGAGGATCGACCAGGATTTCGACGCTGCCGTCGCCTCCGCTGAAGGTCAGGACTTCATACCCGCCCTGGAGTTTGGTGGGCGCATATCGAACATCGGGCAGGAGCAGGTTGGCGTACTTTCTCCGCTGTCCCAACCCGGTCCGGATGATCTTAACGGACTTTCCGGATCGCTCCCGGGTCAGATCGCAGGCGTTTAACATCAAATCGATGCTGAGTTCGCGATTGACCGAAGAGTTATCGATGACATTCGCGGCCCATTTCGGATTGGTCGCCGGGTAAATGCCCTCGAAACTGGCCAGAAGTGTCCCATCATCGAAGAGACCGTCCAGGCCGCAGATTTCGTACTGCGTGGCAGTTGTGGAATGAGTTGCCAGGCGGGCACCCATCTTGACGAGCAGCATTCCCGTAGACGAAAGAGTCGATACGTGATTCACCACGGCCTGTACTGCGGTGATTGGGTGATTGGCCTTGTAGGTAAGACCGGTTGAATCCGACTCAAAGACGATCACTTTGGTCGATGGGAAAATGCCACTAACGCGATGCGCACAGACGCTCTGGTTGAGAGTTACGGAATTGTAAAGATCCAGGACCATTCCTTCCTGCGCGTACATGACCCCGGTGTCATTGTCACAGGTCGCGGCCCAGGTGGCTGCGGTTGCTGTGGTCAATGCCGCCGAGGTTGTGGCGATCAATCCAAACCCATCCCCGTGGCATTGCCGATTCAAGTCAACAATGATGGACTGATAGATATCGTCCATTTCGTCAGCAAGAGAATCGACAAAAGCCATGGTGTTGCCTTTGGCCATTTCGATTCCCGGCCCGGTGAGGCGGATTGAACCGTAAATATATTTGGGGGTAATGGTCCCCTGGTCCTTGGTCCCGGTGAAGGGATCAGGAAGGGGAATTGATTCCGCTCGTGCCCCAACACTCTGGGTCCGGGCATAGCGGATGCCGAAGACATAACCTTTCCCGCCTGGCTTCCGGTCGGATTTGCCAAACTGGTTGTAGGTTACTTTCTCGTCTTGAAATTGATTGGTGATACCTTCCCCATAGACATTTTTGAGAATGTCCGCGAGGTTGGTCAGGTCTGCATAGGCTGTCATGGCGTTTTAAGCTCCTTTTACTTAAAAAGGTTCGCCAGCCTTTCGGTCATCGTCTTGCGCGCCTCGTCCAGGTTTTTAATCTTTGGAGGTGGAAGATCTCCGGGAATAGCGGACCCCGGGACTCGGGGGATGGCCCCCTTTCCCTTGGCCGCATTCTCAAGGATGGTGTCCTTAAACTCTTTAAGCACCTTTACCGCTTCCGCGTAGGCGCCTTTGATGGCCTCTTTGCTGGATATGTTGATATTCGATGAAGGGTTATTGACCCCAAGAAAAAAAGAGTAGAAGTTGCGCTCGTTCTCCGGGATGCTCGCGTCTGTACTCACAAGCCGCGTGACCTCGGAGTCATAGGATTTCGCAACCTTTTCTCCTTCTTCCAGGTGTTTCCGCCTTCGCTCATCCTCTTGATCTTTATCTCTGATCCTTCTTTCCTTCTCGTCGAGACGCCGTTCTCTTTCGTCCGGGGTCTCGGTCTGCTGCCGCTGTTTTTCCTCTTGCTCTGCCCAATAGGCTTTTACGCGATCGTATTCCTTCTGGGCTTCAAGAGCTCCTCTGATCTTCTTGTCATCGATCCCTTCCTCTCGGAGTTTGCTTCCGAGATCGGCGAGCTCGAGAAGTTCTTCGACGGACTCAACCCCCAGGGCGGTTTGAAGGCTCTGAAGGTTTTTCTCCGCCTCACGAGCGGACTTCCATCGAGGATCTTGATCAAAGGGAGTCGGTTTGTCCCCTTCGGCGAGTTGGGGTTTTGCGCCGGGTTCATCTTTGACTTTTGTGGAGTCCGGTTCCACTTTTGCGGTTCCTTTGGTTTTGTCTTCTTCTGGCATTGTGGTCTCCTTTGTGATCTTTCAGGGTTAAAAGGTCTTTTTAATCCCCGAAGATCGATTTATTTAAAATCTTTAACTCGCTCTCTCGCGATCGTTTTGGCTTCTGCGATGGATTTAGGGCCGCCAGTACTGATCTCTACCCGGTCCATCTCGACAGAAAAGTTCTGGTAATTTTTGCCATCATAATTCTTGCCCTGCTCGATACTTTTCACCTTGCCGTGGATAATGACCTTGACTCCTTCGGCAATATTCAGGTCTTTGAAGTTCGATGGCGCCTTAAACTTTTCCGTAAAGTTAAAACTAACGCTTGGCGGCTGTTCGACCGTCTTTACTGCTTCTACTCCTTTTGACATGGGGTTTCTCCTTCTCCATAAAAAGATCCTGGATCTCTTCCGGTGTGAACTGAATCGGGCGACCTATCTTGCGATAGAATCTATTTTTTCGCCGGAGCCCCGGTCGGTTTGAAGCCATGCTCTACCCCCTGAAGTAGACGGATCTGCGCCTTTGCTTTGGCTTTTGTCGTATGCTTGGCTTTAATCCCATGAGGAGATTTTACTTCATAACCACCTTTTACCTTAACTTTTGAATAGGGCATTATAATTACTCCTGTCTCTCATTTTTTCTAAAATATCATCTATCCCTTTACCGCCAAGTAAAGGATGATGTCGAATCAAACCATCAAGGCGATTACATGAACCACACAAAGTCCGGAATCCAAAAGGAAACGCATTTTTAATTATCCATACCCATAAAGTCCTATAATTCTTAGGACTATCTCCATTATTTCCACCAACATGATCAATTACAAGATTATTCTCGGACTTACATAAAGAACATGAACGGCCATAATGGTCCAAACATAAATTAAAAAGATTTTTTAATTCCTCTTTGGCCTTCTTTCTGATTTCCTCCCTGTGTTTTAAATAATATCTTGCTTTCTTATCCTTCATTTTTTGAGGATGACTTTTCCTGTAATTACGTTCCGTTTGCCTAACCTTATCTGGATGTACCAATTTATATCTTTTAGTTCTTTCGGCACCGGAAAACATTTTTAACCCTCGCTAACTTTTATTTTTCCGCTTCTTAATTTTTGAATAGAGTAAGGCATTTTTCGCTCTCCTTGCCTGCCTCAGCGTCCACTTGCGCCGGGGCGGGTATACTTCTTTTAAAACCTGGCCTGTGTTGGCGATCTTCGCGTATGGCAACGGTTTCCCTTATTGCTTTTCGAGGTATTTAGGGCATTTGTCGTTCATGCAGACCCCTTGCCAATTAAGTTTCCCGCCACACGATGAACAGACTCTTGCCGATTCCGTTTGTTTTGTTTTTCCGAATGGCATCAGATTATTCCTCCTTGCGCAAATTGACTTTCAGTGGGTGATGTTGGTTCTCCTGTGGGTGTTTTTTTGCCTACTGGCGGAAGTTTTTCTCCTCCAGGTCCGGGCTTCCCTCCTCCTGGCGTCGCTTCGGCCTGCGCCTGCATCTGTGCCTGTGCTTGTTGCGCCAAGACTGTTTGATGCGCATCCGCATGGGCAAGAAGAAGAGTTCGAACGGCTGTTTTAAGATCCGCAAACTGCCCGGAAAGAATGAAGCGCCGGTGTACGACGAAATGAACATTGTGATCGTCGTACTTGAATAGCGGGTCCATATTGGCCACTTCCGGGCTGCCATCTTCTCCCATGGCCTCCGGATCGATGATAAATAATCTTTGCGGGCGCCCGAGGGATACCGCAGCGTTTTCTTCTTCTGCCCGCTGAATATCCACGTTCGTTTGTGAAGTATATCCTGAAAGGCCCATCCGGGTCAAAAACTCTTCCCTCAGTTCCGGGTTTTGATTGATCGGCCCGAGGAAACCCTTGTCAGCCAACTGCATGAGCAAGGTTGTCTTCCCTGCCTTAGTTGTGGAGATCCCGGAATCAAGTTCCAGGCGCACGTCCGTATTACCCCGTAGATCCGATGCCCGAAAGGCAAAGATTTCTGTCTTTCTCCCCCGACCGCCGATCTTGATTATTCTTTTGTCCGTGTAGACTTCGGAGGCGATCAAAAGGCGTTTTTTATAACACCTTCCCATGGATCGATTGAAACGGTCGATGTCGGGATAATGACCCCGCTCCGCCGTCTCCCGGAGAATGTCGATCTGTACCCCGGACGATGACGATGAAGGAGCTTGGCCTTTCAGAATATTTTTAGGATCTCCGCTCGTGTTTTGAATCGTAGCCATGTGGAGGACATACTCCTCCAATATCTGTTGAGGCAAGGGGATTCCGGATTCGATCTTGGGCTCTTTTCCCCCCGAAAGTAGCGCATCGTATTCAAGAGCAAGAAAGCTATGCCCACTCTTTTCTTCATCCATCCGCTTCAGGTTGATCTTCCCGGGGGTTATAACTCGCGGTCTCCCTATCCCTTTACGGTTCTCGGCCAAAAGCTGAAGAATCTCGTTGATCCCATTCTGCGGACTGATAAGGTCGTTAATGGGTGCGTCTGCCCAGAAGCGGCCAGGCGTATAATCGAAATGAAAATCAGTCAAGGTGTAATACCAGATATCGTCTTTAACCTCGATTGGCAAGCGGTCTGCATCTAAGAGGGTTTTGTTGTGGCAGGTCAAGACGTATCGGCCCAGGGATCTTTCCTTCGTCGGCTTAAATTCTACTTCTCGAAGGAGAACAAAGTCCTGGTCTTCTTGGTAGGTTTGCGTCTCCAGCCCAGCCCCCTTCCATGGACTCACTTGGGATACCAACTTCATCAACTTGCGTTCGTAATCCATCACTTCGGGAGTTGCCGAAGACTCCACCTTGACCTTGAACGTATCCTCAACCCATTCCCGGTTTTGAAGGGTTTGGAGTCCGACCCATCGCTTTGTCTTCAGGTCTTCCCCAAGGGCGTCCAGGCGGACGGAGAAGGGCACTACGGCCCGACTCACAACGTCTCCGGTATTTACTTCGCCTTTGGGAGTCATAAACCACTTTCCCGCCTGCATGTCGGGATAAGTGCGCATGAACGTAGTCCCAGCCATAGCCAGCCAAACCACCATCTTCTCTTTCTGGTCGGCGAATTCATCTTCAAAAAGTCCATCCATCCATTCAAGCAGTTTGCTCGCGATCTCTGCCGCTTTCGCATCCTCCGGCTCGTTGGTATTGGGCGCAACCTTGGGCACCAGCTTTTGATTCAGAACCATGGCCTTCAGGCTCCGCACATAGTCCTTGATCTGATTGCTAACCGGGGTTGGGATATAATTCGGAAGGACTCGACGCCGGAAACTCCCCGCCGACTTGACAAATTCGATATATTGCTCGCCCAGGTAATAGAGAATGTTTCGGTAGGTGATCCGGTCCAGGATGATTCGGGTCATGTCGTTCTGGATATCGAAAAGCTGTTCAATGAGTCCGGCCAATTTCGGCCCATCCTGCCCCATTTTGATATCCGTAATGTCTTTTAACTTGACCATGAGTTACCTTTCATCTATTTCACCTCCTCAAGATCATATTGGTATGGCGTCTTCCTCGCGCCTCGCTGGTTCCGTTTCGGGCGCTAGGTGCAAGGTGGCTTCGCCGCGGACGTACTCCGTAAAATCCTTGGCCATGAGGCGATTAAGCATGTCCTTCAGGAGATTCTTAAACTCCCGCATAAATAGAAAAAAGACAATCGCCTGGAAGATCATCGCGCCCGCGAGTGCTCCAGCCAGAACGAAAATAACGGTCATCGTGTTCATAAAATACCTCCTACCATGGCATGTCCCCGCCAGTTTGTTGATGCTCAAGATCCTCAAAAATCTGTCTGCGTTCAAGGTCCGCCGCTTCGCTCCCATCCCGGGGCGGTCTCCTTATCCCGACCTCGATCTTTGGTTGATTCATGGTCTGAAGTGGTCGGCTCATGCAGGCATGGCAAGATTCATCATACACATTTAATGATCCTCCCCGGCTGTATTGCTCACTAATACGCCGTTTGCAAAAAAAAGATGAGCTTGTTTAACGGTTAGAAAATAGACGGGGTTTTTTTCGGAGTTTCCAGCCACATTGATAACTACAGGTGCGTACTTCTTTTGAAGAATGGGATTTCGCCATGAATTCTTTTCCGCAGATCGGACAAATCTTTTTCTTCCCTGATCCCTTTTCTGAACATCTTTCAGAACAGAATATTTTTGTCGGATGGATTGTTCTAAAATGCTTGCCACAATAAGGGCACGCAAGTTTTCTTCTGGGAGAATTTTCGCGGCATTTTTTAATATTTTCCCGTAAAACCAATTTTCCTGCGTCGCTTGCCCTCCACTCATCAAGGCGGTTTTTGAAATCGCCACTTTCTCCAAGTCTTTTTTGTATGTGGAATCTTTGGTGGTTACTCTCAGGAACAAGTTCAAGGTTTTCAATAGCGTTGTTTTCTGCGTTGTGGTCTTTATGATGGATAAAACACCCCGCAGGAATTGGGCCGTTGGAATCTTGCCATATCGCCCGATGGAGTAATGTGGTTCCAAATATTTCTGATTTTGTAGGATGACACTCAAAATATCTTCTTTGGGGATATTTTTTAAAAAGGACTCCTCGATAAACGATTCTTTGAACTGGCATAAATCCTCCTTCATGAATGGACTATTTAACGATGATAGTCTACACAAAGGAAGAAGTCCAGTGTTTTTTATAAATATTTTGTGGTCGCCAGTTCCTTCCAACGAAGACCCGTTAGAAAACTTAATTTGGAAAGTTGGAGAATACCCGGCAAAACCTGCCTTGGTAACTTCCCTGGGGCCGATGGGAGTCTCCACAAGATCTCCGGTTTTTATATTTTCGATCGGTATTCTCCCATCCGTAGAATCAACCAAAGTCCCGGCAACGAAACAGTCCACGTCCTCGATGTTGTTGGCGTCCATGACCAGACCCCCCATGGTCCTGAAGAAGTGTTCACAACCTTCTTCGATCAGCATCATGGGCGTAATCGGGTTTCCTTCATAGTCCGCGGGGCGCAACCGTTCCCTGAATTGCCGAATCTTTAACTTGCGGTCTGGGTCTGCCGGCGAAAGGATTAATCCTTTGCCTTTGAATACCTCTGCGGTGCTCGGTCCCTGGCCGCCGCCTTTGTAATTCGGTTTCTTGTTGAAACAGTCCGGGCCCGCCTTCCGAATGATCGTCTTGCCATGAAGGCCAAGTTGGCCCTCGCGCTCAAGAATCCCGTCTGCAATGTTCTCATCAGTCAGACGCAATCCTTCGTTGGCCATGCCATTCCAACCATACCATTCCGCGAACCGATAAAGGCGTCCGTCGTTGTCGGTATGCCACCATCCGATTGAGAATGGGGCTCCAAATCCCCAATCGAACGTTTGAAGGACGAAGGAATAACTGGGGACTGGGAAGTCTGCCCGTTTGTATGAATGAGTATGGCGCGCGAGTTCGGGGAATGCCTGACCGACGAAGATCTCCCAATCACCGAACCTGAAAGCCTTGCGCATCATAAGCGGCAAGGTTTCAAGCATGTGCCAATAGGATTCGTCCAGGTAGGGATTATCGTCCGCGAGACTGGGAATATATTTGAACGAGGACCGATAATCAATAGGCTTGATCCACTCGTTGGGGAAGGATTTGGTCATCCAGAGTTGTTTGACCCAGCCATGCCCGATTCCCCCGGGGTTGGTACCGGCAACGAAAGGGCATTCCATATCGGTTAGACCAGCCCAGCGCAGGCGGGTCCGTAGATCGTTAAAATTCTGATAGGTATTCTTTGTGAGCTCGTCGATCAGGATCGCGGCGAATTCTGCGGACTGATATTTGCTGGGATCGTCCAAGTTCCGGAAGCAAATGACCCCGGACCCGTACTCCGGACGATTGACAAAGCAAGCACCATAAACTTTATGATCCGAGTAAAATTTCCCCAGGTATTCGGGAAACTCGACCATTATTTTTGAAAGTTGCCGATCCTTCAGACTCGGATAATCCTCGCAGGCAAGCATGATCTGGACGTTTGTAAGCCCCTTTTTCGATAACTGAAGAAGGAATCTTTCCGCATACCAGCGCAGGAAATAGGACTTCCCGCCGCCCATGGCGCCGCCGTAAAGTAAAAACTTAGTGTTTCCGGAGTCAAGAGCTTCCAGCGCTTGGACCTGTTTTAGGTTCTTCCCGAAATTGGCGACCTGGGTATCAAAATCAAATGTGGGACGTTTCGGCGCATTTTGTTTGCGCAGATAATGAGAGGTAGGGTTGATATGAAAGCCTGGATTTTGCAGACTATCCTCCGCTTACATCGATTTCCTTAACACCATTCCCGTTCCTGACATTGATCAATAAAATAGGGATCGTAACGCCGTTTCCATTATCCCCGGTTTTCTCTCCAAAAAGTTTCAGGTGCCGCCCTAAGAGCTCGAGGCATCGCGCCTTATCCCAAACCTTAACTTTTTTCGTGATGCCGATCTGCGTCCGATCTTCACCCCTGCCCGAGAATTCCTCGAAGGTCTCCACGCCCGCAATGGCCGCTGCGGTCTCGTCATCCCATTCAGAAGGCATTAAAAGGGACCCATCCTTACGATATAGCCTTCGATTATCACTGAAAGCAAGACGAGCAATCTCAGTTAAGACGCGATCTTTAGAAACCCCAATCTTTTCAAGGCGTTTTTGAAGTTGTTTCTCAATTTCCTCTTCAATTTCAACACGCTTTAATATTGTACTCGCCTGAGCATAGGCAGAATTTTTGCTATAACCTGCACGTATGGCGGCTTCTGTGCCATTGAAGTCTTTTAGGTATTCGGTTATAAAAAAGCGCCTTTTTGGGGGGATTTTGGTAATTTTGGGGGATTTTGGGGTACTTTTCTGTAATTCTTCCATGATTAGGAAGAATAGTTTAAATAATATGGGAAGTCAAGTTATTTTTTATTTCCAGCGTGATTTTTTTAGAATGGAATATCATTTTCCTCTTTTTGGGGTGGTGGGGTTACCTTTTTTTCTTTAGTTGGGAAGGCATCGATGGCCAGTAAATTATAATCTGGTCTTTGGCCTTCTTTTTGTTCATTTTTAAAGCCCAGCATTTTTAGGGTTACCGAATGGCCGTTGTATTGGAAGGTTATTTCGCCGGAAAAGAACTTTCCTTTTTTCCCTTCTTTAATCCACAGACCACCTTTACCTATTGGCTCTTGATAATTAGGCATTTTTCAATACCTCCCGAAGTAAAATTATTTGATTCTTGAGTTCGTTTATAGAATCTGTGAGAATAATAATCGCATCAATCAGGATTGAAACGGCTTTTTCAGACTGCTTCATTTTCTTGGCCCTCCATTTCCCAATTAGATTTAGTTCTGAATTCGCATCCGTGAAGTAAAATATATTTTCTTTGTTTTCCGGTGGGTTTAACCATGGAATTCACCCAGTTTTTGGCTTTAATTATTTTACAGATATTATCACGGGATAGAGTTATATACAGGCGTGCTTTTTCCATGGTAAAATCACCGCCACGAGCAAGTTCGGAGCCTATTTTTTTTTGCAAGGCTATTAAGGCAATGCCTTTATTAAGTTTATCGAATATGGCTTTGATTTGACCGCCCACCTTATAGAAGTCATCTGCAAGTTCTAAATAGTCAATAATGTTGATTTTGTCAGGCTCAATCACGTCTTGGAAGTTAGATCCACGTTCCTTAAATAAGATTTTTTTCCAATCTGTTATTGGTCTTGAAAATTTGGAAATCCGGTCTTTGAGCTCAGTTGGTCCCATCTCGGAAGAGAAATAGGTTATAGGGTAATAATCAAGGTTTAAAGATGAGAAATTTAAAAGGAAGGCGGTTTTTCCTGCGTCTGATTCACCGGCTATAACAACAATGGATTTTGGCATGGTGCGAACGAAGGATTCAATTCCGAGGGGATATTTTATATTTAAGGGGTTATCAGTGTCGGAAAAGATGTCTATTTCTTCGACTGTATTGTCTACCCGCCTATAAACCCCACTTTTAGAGGTAACTGGTTCTATGATACCGGAATCTTTAAGTCTTTTGACTGCCATTCTTACCGCTGCCTTATCCTGCTTTGTTACGCTTGTTACGTCTCGTTGCACTTCTGTTACGCTCCAATTACGCTTTGTTACGCTTATCCACTCTTCAACCTCGACTTGCCAGTTCCTTTCTCGAAGGTGAGTTCTGTCAAAAGCACTCTGAATTTTTATTGGAATTTCTTTTATTGGAAAGGGAGGGTTACAAACTTTTATCGCTATGTTTTCAAGAAGATACAATATATTTTCTCTGCTTTCTCCACTCTTTACAAGTTGATTAGCAAGGTGAAAAAGCGACTCATCTCTACTGCCTTTATCAAAAGATATTGTTACGCTTGTTACGCTTCGTGACGTTTCGTTACGCTCTTTTTCTTCTGTTTTGCCTCTCTGTAAAGCATTGATATTTATAATATTTAATAGGGATAGGGGGGGTGCAGGGGGGGGAAGGGATTTTTTAAGTGGAATCTGCCATGAATAAGTTAAACCATTACTTCGCTTTGATGGTGGGGCGATAACAAATCCACCACTTCCCCGGACATGGAAAACACCATTGTTTGAATTTAAAATACCCTTGTGATTAGCAAAATAATAGTGATACCCAGGGCGCGGGGTCTTTACCATTGGACCCTCAAAATTTTCTGGAAGGAGCTCTTCTATTTTTTCCTTGGCTGCTTCCGAATCAGCATCTACCACAAATATTCCAGAAATTTCTCCGGTGACTATCCCGATCATAGCTGCCGGCCACTTCGCCCACCATTCTTTTATTTGCTCCGGGGCTGCACGCTCTTTCTGGTATCGCTCCCACTTGATAAAAGGTTTTTTCCCTTTTTCTTCTTCCTCTGACGGATTGCATGGAATAACCGAGTAACCCATTGATTCATATTCCAAGGCTGCCTTTAAACATTCGTTCAAATTATCCCCCAGATCTCGCTCGCGGAGCCCGGACTCACGATGACCGAGGTAGTCAAAGTAGGATGCGAGCCCTTGTCCAGGCTCCGTCCGCGATTTCTTTTTATGATTTCTTGTTGGGGATTTATCATCATTTTAGAGCTCGCATTGTGATGATATAAAATTCAGAAAAGGATGTCAAGAGGGAAATTAGGTTATCATTTTGGGAGTTTAAGCGCATTCACCTGGATAATCATTTTTCCTCCCCCGGATCTGGAAAACGGTGAGTACCGCAAAAATAATCAAAAAAGGACGTTAAAGATTATTTTACGAAGTCTTGCAGCATACGCCTCCGGCGCTGGCCTTTCAGTTTTTCCATAGCTTTCTTATCTTGAATCTGTCGGACGCGCTCTCGGGTTAGACCCATCACTTGGCCAACCTGTTCAAGTGTGTTGGGTCCTCTGTCGTATACGTCAAGTACGCAGGTTTCCGGGTACAACCAAATTTCATCGATGATTTCTTCGTCGGTCGCGTACCGGTGGAGGATCGTCTGCGCACTTAACTCTTTGCCTCCCTGCGTCTTCGTATCGGATCGGCCACTTAAATTGTGGCGCAGCCAAAATACATGATAGGCGCACCTTAGCCATGGGCAGGGTCGAGGTCCGGAGAGGCATTTATTTCGCGTTCCGGGAAATTTGTCTTTCATTTTGCCTTCCTTTTGCTTCACA